GCGAATAGTCTCAAACTTATCTTCAAGAGATTTTGTATCTTCTGAAATTAATTGTAAAAATTCTTTCTTAGATGACTCGTCAAGAGTCTCAACATATTTGTTTAATGTTTGGTTTGCAATACTAACCATTGATTTCAACGGAATGTTAATTGATTCTTTAACCACACTATTTGTTGACGTTAACACACTTGTAATGTTCTTTTTGGAATTTACTCTTTCTAACAAATTCAGTTTATTTGTATAGACAAGAGCGTCAATATCAGAATATTTGTTTTTAACATTTTCTGATAGAGTTCTTGGTAATTTAATACTTGGCAGTAATTGTTGAATTAAACTAATACCTTCTTCTAAAAAGTCTTTAGCGTCAGATTCGTTTAGTCCTTGAGGTGTACTCAATTGCTCGTATAAAGAATACAATTTAGACATAGTTTTGTTATTCAAAACATTATGTTTGAATTCTTTTAACGATTTCTTGAATTCCTTTTCATCTTTGTAGGATTCAATAAGATTGTTTTCAATTATGGATTTGATTTTTCCGAAAGTCATTACAGTGCGTTTTCAATATAAATATTAGGAATTTAGTAACTTATCCAATTCTTTTGAAATTTCTCCTAAAGAATCTTGTCCTTGACCTAAATCTAAAAATGTTGACCCTTCTAATAGATTACTTTCTATCAACAAATTCATATTTTTCATTCTTGATTCTGGTGTAACAGCAGCTTCTCCACCTTCAGGTGCTCCTCCTTCTGCTGGCGGTGGAGGTGCAACCTCTTCACCTCCTGCTGGTGGCGGTGCGGTTTCAAAACCTCCTCCACCACCAAGTGATTCTTCACCACCTGTAGTTGTTGCTGCAGCTGTCGCGGTGCCACCTGTAGTGTTACCGTATAATTTGTCAATGTTATCAAATAAACCTGTTTTGGTAATAACGGTAGGAGTTGCTTTAAGTTCTTCACCAACCGCTCTTTCAATTCTTTGTTGTTGTAAATCCAATCTAATCTCTTCATCAGACCATCCAAAGATATGTTTCTTAGCCCATGTTGATGATGTAGGTTGGATACCGTTTCCTGGGTCTGCAACTAAATCTTTATATAATAAAACTTTTTCTTTCCAAACGTCAATTTTTAATAAATCTGCTTGTGTAGATGGGTTAGATAAACCTAATGTGAAGTTCTGTAATTCGTCTTCAAATCCTAGTAAAAATAAATGAACGATTGCAATTTTGTTTAACTCCGCAATCATACTTTTTTGAATTCTGTTGATTGTACGAGCAAAACGGATATCTTGTAATGATAAGTTTTTACCATCACCTACAACCTCTTCAAACCCTAAAAACGCTTTAGGAACACGAAGAGCTGTTAATAATTTCTTTTGAATATATTCAATATCGGCAATCTCAGATAAGTTTGTCGCACCAGGTAATGTTGTAATTGGGTCTGGCGCCGCAGGGTCACGAACAGGAATAAAATAATCTTGGTCAACCGCCATTTGGTTGAATCTCATATCCACGTTTCCTGTCTTAGCATCCACAACTTGTTCTCTTTTAAACTTATTGGCAACACGGTTTACATATGCTTCAACGTCATCATCATTCATGTTTCCAACGAATACTTTAAACATTCTTCTTTCAGGCGCACGTGATGTACGATATATTAACATCGCATCTTCAGATAACAATAATTGTTTCCAAATACGTCTTGCCTTTTCTAACATAGATGTACCATAAGGAAGTTTTCTATCATCACCTAATAATCTAAAGTGAGCAATCTCCCATGATTGGAATTCCATGTTTCTATTTTTCCAAGTAAAATGAAGAGCTTTTTTATTTTCTTCTTTTTCTTGTGTAATATCAACAGTAATTTTTGCACTAACTCCAACCTCATGACGTTCAATTTCAATTGTCGGTAATTGTTGACAACCAACAATACCTTTTTCAGGGTCTAATTTAAGGTAAACAAAGTTATCACCATACTTACAAGTGTTTCTTGTCCACATTGGTAAGTTGGTGTTAATATCTAAGTTGTTATTAAATAAATCAGCTAATACTGATTTAATACGTTTTGATTCTGAGTAAATTTGAAGAATAAAACCATCTTCGTTTGTTGTTGTAGATTCTTCAGAATAAATGTCTAATGCTGCTGAAATCTCAGGAGTATACTCCATTGATTCATAATCATACTGAGCGGATAATCTTGATGGTTCATAATAAATCGCTTGAGAGTATAAATTGTTTTCAACTTTAGCCCATTGATTTGTTAAATAAAATGTTTGTTGTGCTTGAAGTTTTTCTCTTTCGTAATCATCACGATTTGGAGTACGCAAAAGTTCTTTCTTATCAAACTTAAAAGTTGGATAATCTTGTTTTAATAAAGAGTTTGGTCCAAATGTTTTGGACAACCTCTGCCATACCGTTAAATTATTATCACTCATAGTTTAAATTTACTAATTACCTTGATAATATAAATAGTTAATGCGAACCAAATAACCACCCATATTTTTGGTAATCAGCCTTGGTGGCTTCACCTTGATTATTCATACCATTACCTCTACCCATTTGTGGAACCATAGGATTAAAGAAGTCTGAAGAGTTTTTATTTTCATTAACCGTGGTTGCCCATGAGTTAATCATTGCTTTTGTATGATTGGTAACTTTTTCTAAAGATTGAAATGATTTTTCTGCAACATATAATGCCATAGATACCCCCATGATACAGTCATCATGATGACCTTTTTGGTGGTCAGGTCTTCCATTAATATAAATAAATGTATTCATTTCATTGTATAATCTACTTGAATATACTTTAAATCCATGTCTAACATTTTCCTCAAACGCAGATATAATTTGAACCCTTTTTGAGTTAAAGTTAATACCTGGTATTCTGTCATTAATTTTTGGGTCCCATTTCCATTTATTAGTCGTATCAACATTATCAACATATAATCCACCTTGATATGATAATTCTTGTAATTTTCTTGATGTGGAAATACCCATACCTCCCGTAATATCAATTACACAATAAGCATTGTACATTGTTCCCCATTTATATGCGATTTCAGCTAATACATCAGGTGGAACCTTGGCAACATATTCTAATACCTGTTCTCTTGTTTCAAAATCAATGATTTGGATACACGAGAAGTCCTCAGAGTCACCTCTTGATACATCGACACCCATTACGTACTTATGTCCGTTTACAGGTTCTTTAAATATCCATAGGGAACCTCCCATTAGTTTGGCTTGTGGTTCACGTAAAGTATTTTTGGATATTTCTTGCATCAATTCAGATTCGAATACATTATCACCCGAACCTAAAAAGTCACATTCTAATTCCTGCGCTACTTTTCTTCTATCAAACTTTAACTTCTTAACCATACCCTCAAACCAAGCAGAACATGGTTTGTACCCTTGTTCAATATAATCGGTTACAACGGTATGGTCTCTTTCGTATGGATTGTCCATTGACAAATTAATGATATCTTTATCACTATATTCTTCACGATTTAATAAGAAATGTACCAAGTCAGGAGTTTTAACCATATACAAATCTTTTGTATATCTTGGGTCACGATACCAAAACATTTCAGATATTTTAAAATCGTTCATGTTTCTTAATGACTGGTCGTAGATTTCATAATAAATTTGGTCATATCCGTTTGGTGTGGATACAACGATAACTTTACCCCCTGTAGATAGGGACGCCATACAGGCTGACCAGAAATCTGAGTCTGCCTCGATAAACGCCGCTTCATCAAATACAAGAATGGTAGGTGTATAACCCCTCAAGGCATCTTTTGATGTTGCAACGGCTTTAACTTCACAATTATTATTAAGTTTAAAGTGTCTTTGGGAGTTTTTTTCTTTTGAGAATGAAATACCAACCCACGCGGGCCATTGTTCAGTAAACCCTCTAACCTTGTTAGCCATCTCCATTGATGTGTCTAACTTGTTGGCAATAATAAGGATTTTTTCAGGTTTGTTCTTTTGGGCAAATGCCAATTTTTTTGATATCCAAGCGGCGGTTACGGTTGTTACACCCGCCTGACGATACTTTAATGCAATGTTTTCATTGTATTTGTCGTAATCATCTATTAAACTAACTTGGTCGGGAAATAAATCTAATGGAACATACTTTGATACGGTATTATCGTATGTTTGTAAATAAGTTCTAAGTGCGTAGGGAGTACTCCTTATACACTTTGTTAACTCGATAATTAATTGTTCTTTGTTCACACATTGTTATTTAGGTCTTGTTATTCCTAAACTATTTAAGAAATCATCTAAATCATCATCATCATTACTGTCAGGGTCAATATCTTCATCTTCTTTATAATCTTCAAATTCCTCTTGCATTTGTTTTGCTTCTTCGACAATTTCTTCAAATCGTTTTTTGGCTTTACTAATCTTAGAAGAATCCTCAGAAATTGCGTTTCCAATAACTTCTAAAAATTCTTTTGCCTCTATTTGATATAATAATACGTGGAAAAAATTTATTAATCCTTTATATTCAGGATTAAAAACATCATCAG